CACTAATTCATCATATGCATCTTGATTTCCATCGTATGCAGCTGGTGCTTTGGTATGATTTTCATATGGAGCTATATCTAAACTAGAAGTCCATAATCTTAACTCTTGCAACTGTCCTTGCAAACGATCAGCCCCAGTAGTTCCTCCTAATGTTATTGTACCAGTATTAGTAAAAGCAGAAGAATCAGAAGCTGATACTGTAGCTATAATTTTTCCATATTTAGATTTCTTTGCAATTAATTCTAAATCAGATCCTGATACTCTTAATAAAGTATTTACCCAATCACCATTGTAACATTCAATTTCTCCTGTAGGATTTCCGTTAATAGATAATGTGCCTAATGTACCCCTAGAAAAGTCTAAAGTAACATTGTTTGCTCCAATTGAAATTAAATTCATTGTAGATGACATTGTTGGATTAGTTAAAACGTCGTCAGTTCTAAATCTAAGTTCTACTGATTGTATTGGTTGTGTATAATTAATAGTTACAGTACCAGCCGGATTTCTTATTAAATCCAATGCATAATCAAAATTTGGTTTTTCATATATCGGTGCACGATTAATTCTTGGACCGCCATATTCTTTTATTGTTATCAATGTTTGAGGTACTCCATAACATGCTAATAGCGCTTGTATACTTCTTTTTGTACCTTTAGATTTTAACAATCCTGGAATATTATTAACAATACGCCTCCATATATGATATGTCATATCACGTCCTGGTAATGAAGGTTCTCCGACACTAATGGATCCAGTTAATGGAGTTCCTGATTCATTTGTACCTAATACATATTCCCATAAATTTTTGAATTGATTTCCATTTGATAATGTCCATCCAAATTGTTTTGCAACAGAATATAGTAATTCATTTGCCATACCTACTTTTGGATTTTCATCTCTATTATGTATATCAGTCATTGATTTGACATATGAATGTAATATATCAAAATGTTGACCTAACATATCAATAAATGTTTTCAAATCAATATTACTATCATCCAATAAAATATATTCTGGAATTGAATTTCTTAAAATATTACTATTATTTGTATCATAAATAGAAGCTGTTTGATATAGTTGATCATACCAAGAATTAAACGCACTACTGGTAACATTATGCAAATTATATGGATATGATGTATTTGTTTTTGGTACTGGTGTAATATAACTACCTGTAACTTGATATACCGTAGGATCAATTAATGGACCTGGATGCGTAAATACTGCTGACGATGATTCATAATATAGAAATTTTTCAAAATCATCAAATGTACCAATTAATTTATTTTTAGAATTTTCATAATCCACAGCATTAGTTACAGAAACACTACCAGATATTAATGATAAACTAGCTGATTGTTCTGTATATCTTTGTAATAATTCTAATTTATATTTAAAGTTAGCTAATCGCTCTTTTGCTGAACTATAAAATATAAAATTATTAAAATCTGTATAATCTATATTTAGTTTTACTCCAGATAAACTTCCAGAAAAATATGAATCAATAATTTCCTGAGATGTTTGTAATGATGATCCTAATAAATCATTCCATGTTTTTAAATCAGTTTCAGACGATATGTTATATGATTTATTATTTGCTTGCCAATTTGGACCTGATAATTGATAAAATTCATTTTGAATTGCTTCAGGATATATAACTAGATTATCAACATATGGCAACTTTTTTTCACATACAACCCAGCACTTAAAATTCTTAATTATATCTTCTGGTAATGGATTTAATAATTTAACATATAAAAATTCTCCAATAACAACACTATTTACATATTGAACACAATTATTTCTACTAAAATTCAATAAGTATGTTTTAGCATTACCAATATCAGAAGTCTGTTTTACAGATTGTATATAATTTGTAATTTGTTGTAAGAAATTTAAGTTACTTGAATCTATAGCTCGTAATCTAACTTCTGTTCTGTCTGGAGATATTTCATCAATTTTTAAATGTTGAGTAGTATAATCACCAATTAAATTCTCAAAAAAGTTTAAAACAAATCGATATGTACCTGCAGATAATCCTAATGATTCAAATTCTTGTAATATATTAACATTTACTACTGGAGAATTAAACTGAATGTCGGTATTAGTTTCAGAATCAGTAAAAGTAGGTTGTATATTTGTTGCTTGTATTGAATGATTAGATGTCAACCAAGAGTCATTTGCATATACGTGCATCTCAACTTTTTGAGTTGGGGTTGGATATAAATTTGGATTAAAATCAATACGATTTAAAGGATATGTTAATATATTTATATCCTGATTCAATAGACGCTGACCAGAAATAGATTTCGTTGCAGCTAAAATTTCATTGATATTTGTGTATTGATTTAACATGTTATATATTTTGATCTCCGTAATTTCCACCTGGATCATCAATTACTAATATTTCCCAATATGACACCTCTCTATTATACATCATTCCAAAAAATACAGAAGCTTTTCCTTGATTGACTGCTCTCTCTACTGGCAGTTGACTAGTATTATCAACAACAGCACCACCAGCAGTTATATAATATTTATCAAATTTAAACGCATCATTTTTGATATCAATAATATAATCCAGTTGTAATTCAGCATATGGGTTACTTGCAGTCATACCAGAAACTGTATCTTCTGGTTTTACAAAAGTTCGAAATTGTGTTGGCATAGATCTCTCTAGTTTCATTGTAGCTTCTCCATCCCAATCTGGACCATATGCTTGATATCGATAATCATTTTTTTGTCCTATGTCCCCAAAAGAAGGACGTGTTATTTGTATTCTTATTCTAAATTTAATAGTTTGATTATTTTCACGTAATGTGTCAATCATTTCTTGAGTTAAAGTAAATGTACCAGGTTCTATCTGATTTCCACCTCCAGCAATTTTCTGTTTAAATGGAATTTTTCTAAATCCATTTGCCTGTAATGGAACATCAATATCTGTATTTAGTTTCCAATCTGTTACAGCTTTTCCAAAATCTTGAGAATACCAATAGTTTGTATTATAATTTCGGTTATATGTTTTCCCAGCAGATTTAAATTTACCAGTGTCTTGATTTACATTTAATTTTTTAAATGTTAAAGGATCACCTTGTTCATCTTCTTCATATGCAACTACATATCTTGCTGTTATTCCATCTGCTAAGCCTAAATTAAAATTAATTTCATTGATAGTACTTTCAGGTATATCTGCAGCTTTTATAGATGCTGGAAATTTAAAATAATTAAACTGTGTATCAACTGCGTTTATAAATGATGAGTTTGTAAAATTTTCTATAGCTGGTTCTATTACTAAATTCCGATTATCGCTACCTGATATTTGAAATTTAATATTTCCTGCTGCATCTCTGTCAGTAACATATTGGTTATTTGATTTAAATGTTAATCCATTATCAATGTACTCTTGTTGTATTGATTCTGGAACATTCGGTATAACAGGTAAAGGTGCACCAGCTGGTGTTACGCTAGATGGCCTAGGACCTGGACTTCCTATTGTTGATAATCCTGTTGATATATTAGGTGATACTGGTCTTGGACTGTTAGGTAATGCATTTGAGATTATCGTTGTTATATTATTAGAAATACCTGCAGAAGGATTTCCGGCAGATGAACGTAGTTGGTGTTCCTGATGTCGACGAAGAACCTCCTGAATTTCCGCTTCCTCCCAAGCCTGGATTTCCTGGATTTCCGCTTCCTGCTGCACCATATCCTCCTCGTTGAGATTGTTTAGGATATGTCTTTAATATTTTAACGAAATTCATACTATTTACCTAACTACTTTAAAGAAGCAATCATCTTCTATAAATTCTTCAATAAATCCGTCTACAACTTTAAATTCTATTCGATAATATCTTTCCGGCATTAATCCAGACATATCTATATAGATAAAGTTGCTTGTGCTATCACAACTAACTTTAGTATAAATATTATCATACGGAATTATCGTTTCTTCTGTAGCTGCATCTTTTATTGAATATAAAGTATTGTTAGGCAAATATTTTACTGTTGTTATTGGAAATTTATTTGTTGGAGATTTTTTAGGGTATTTATCTCGTGCATATATACGTATTTTATTAACGCTAGTGTCTTTGTATTCTTTCTTTAAATCTGTATATATTGTATATGAATCTAAATTAAATTGCTCCAAAGATCCTGTATCAAAACTAGATTTGTCAAAATACATTGTAAGTCTAGGAACATATATGGTATGTGTTTCTCTACTAAAGAAACGAACATATCCATTAACTGAAATACTTTCTTCATCTGAATCAGAAAATTTTAATATAAATCCATTATTATTTACTACTTTATCATCAGTACCACCAATCCATGTTTGAACTGCACCAGTAACATCCATATTAATATCAGTAGGTCGGTAACTAAAATCTTCATTTAAATCTAAACCTGGTTGTGTAAAGAATGATTGTGAATAAAAACTTGAACTATATATACCAGAACCAGACTGATACAACCAACTTCCACCAGTTCCAGAACCTGTAATATATAAACTGCTTCCAGATAAATTAACAGATCCAGACGTCCAAAATGCTCCTGAAATTGGAAAATTCCATGTAACACCATCTGTTACTGCAGTGTCTACATTTTGAAATCCAGTTCCATTATTCCAAGAGTCTCCAACTAGTTTTGCATCAATTGTGTAATCTGCTGGTAAATTTTTTGCATGGGTTGTGTATAATTGTAACATAAATTTACAATCTTCGATATCTACATTATATTTTACTAACGCATCAGATACCTCATTCATGTCAAATTTAATTACAGATCTAGACTTAGAATATGTAGATGTTGAAGTTGATATTCGTTTTCCAACTTCTAATATCTCATCTATACCAGTATTATATTCTATTAACCTGCTTCATCACCTCCACCTTCAGCATCATCTCCACCTTCTTCTCCTAATTCTGATTCTGCAGGAGTACCACTACCTGTTGATATTTGCATAAGTTTTCCACTTCTATATAATCTTCCAGAAACTTCTGGATCTTCGGTTGGTAAACTATCGAAATTTAATGATGTTGCGTCAATACTTGATATTCCAGAAACTACTCCTGTAGAAGATACTTTAATATTATCTGCATCAATAACTATGGGACTAGATCCGGTAAGATAACTAAATGATCCAGTTTTAGCAGTTATTACACTACTCATACCGGTTATTTCTATTCCAGATTCACCAAAAGTAGTAACACTATCTCCTGAATGATGATTAATAACTGTATTTACCTCATCATTATGGTAATTTAGCATTAACGCACTTTCACCTGAACTCCATGCTATAGCAGCTTCTCCATCATTAAAATTAACACCATTATTTAAGCTTACTGACGCTGATGTTGAAGCTCCATTAGTAGTTACGTCTTGCAAAGTTCCTACACTTCCAACTCCACCGACACTAAAATTTTGAGATCCAATTGTAATAGTTTCTAACGGCCCATCGCCGGAGGATCCTGGATTAGCAACTACTGTTGTTCCACCGCTACCGCCATCATATGAACCTGTTTTATATATATTTCCTGAAGCATCTATAGTTAATACATTTGTACCAGTACTAGATATACTATCTGATCCAACACCAGTAAGAGCAACTTGTTCCTGCAAAGTTACTGATCCCTTAATTTGTACAGAACCTGTTGCAGTTAATGATCCTGATATCGTAATATCATATGCTTCCGTTCCTGTTAAAGCATCTATACTTTGACTAACATGTCCAGCTTGTATAGTGGATGATGTCGATATTCCTGTTTTTGATAATTCTTTTGCCATGGCTTTTTAAATAAATATTTTAATTAATAATTTACTACTTTTCCTTTAATATCTTTATTTGGAAATTTAATTTCAAATATTGATGGATCTAAACTAGGATAAATAATACCTTGTCTTGTTGCTGTTTCTAAATCATATATATTTCCAGAATAATTACTATCTGTATCATATAAATTATTAAATTTTATTCCAACAACGCTTTGCACACCATTTATATTTCCTATAACATTTAATATTTCAGTTTTAATAATAGGTTGATTTATTTGCCATTTATCAACATCAAAATATAATTTAAGTTCA